CCTGGTGGCAGTGGTCTCCGTGCCGGTTCCAACCGCAGTTCCATTGCCGTAAACAGCAATGTCATCGAGGCCAGCAGCGTACTCAAGGTCGTGACCAGCGTACTGCGGCTTCATGAACGACGGGTCCTGACGCGAAGCAGTCACAAAGGTATCCTGAGCATCACGCAGCGCACGCTGGTAGAAGTTCAGGCCCTTCTTGCTGCACCCAATGTACATTGCGTTCAGCGTCGGGTTCTCGAAGTATTCCTGATGCGACGGGGGCGGCATGAACTTGACGTCCTGATACAGGCTGTCCATGCCCTCGAACATGTTGTCCTGACAGGTCTTCAGGTTGGAGTTACCTTCGTAGGTAACAGCCTGGTTGGTCCACTTCGGCTTGTCCAGCTTCTGCACAGCAGAGAAACCAGAAGGCAGCCCGCCGCCTTCAGTAATGAAGCACGGAAGGCTGTAGGGCTTAGTGCCCGCGTCGGCCTCCATGGCAGCACTGTCAGGCGTAGCAAAGATGCTGTCCTCCATACCGTTGAACAAAGAGGTCCACAGGCGCTGCTCTTTGCTGCGCTTGATCTCCTTGTACGTGGTGTGGCGGGCGTTGCGACCTTGACCACCGACGTTCAGTTCGATCTCGTGGTCAGTCCACGACATGTGATCGACGGCGAAACGCCAGTTGATCTCCCACTGCTCCAGCACCTGCGGGTTCTGCCAGGTGAACGTTTCGTTCGGCTGGTAGTATTGGAAGGTGTTGGACTCGTCGAAGAGGATCGTGTCCTTGATGGATGAGCCGCCCTGGATCGTTTCCGAGGGGCCCTTGCCCCGCATGAAGCGGCGCAGAAGATAGTTGTTTTTCACCGCCTCGTTGACAATGTCGGTCGCCCCCGTCAGGAAGGACGGACCGGTGTTGTCCATGAAGTCGTTGAAGGTAGTAAGCGCAGAGCCCATTACCGTTTCTCCTAGAAGTTAGCCTTACCGATCGCACGTGCCCGTTTGTATTTGTCCGGGTCGTTGCTCTCAAGAATTCTCAGCACTGCATCTTCCCGTTCCTCCGGCGTGCTGTAAACCGGGGTGGGCTCGGGGCGTGACCTCGTGGTCACCATCCCATCTTCGCGGAGGTCGCGCACTCGCCTTCGGTCGGCACGAGCTTGATTGGCAAGGTCGTCGCGGAACTCAAGCAGGATTGCGTCCTCCATGGCCTTACGGGGGTTTGTCTCCTTGTCGTTTTGGAGGAAATCGCCCATACGGTCCAACACGTTCTGCCATCGCTCCGAGGACGGATCCTCGACCATGGGGTACTCAGACGCCATGTCGATGCGCAGACGCTCCAGATCCTGATACAGAATCTGCTGCTGGATTGCCTGCAAAGCCTCGGCCTGCTGCTGGATGATCCCTTGCAGCGGGCCCATTGCGGCTTGCTGGAAACCCGTGAGGAGTTCGGTGCCCTCCTCATCTAGACCGAGTGCGTCTGCGAGCCGGATAGCCTGTTCTTTGAGGTTAGCGAGACTGATGGGTGTGTCCGAGTTGGGCTCTGCATTGCTTGCCTCGGAGTCCGTCTCGGTCTCATCGTCCAGGGTACCTTGCTGGCGTTCACGCAGCTTACGGTCAACATCTGTCTGAACTTTACGGCGGTGCTCAGCAATCTGAAGCAGCCTCTCGTCAGACAGTGCATCTAGATCGTCGATCTCCCACCCATCGCGCAGGAGGGTGTTGATCGCCGATTCGAGTTGTTCAGAGAGCGGTTCGTCGTCGCCTTCGTCGTACGGCGACTCTTCGTAGGCTTCGCCCTCTGCCTCCTCCTCTTCCGTGTCCGATTCGTACTCGGACTCGTCTACAAGATCGTCAGGATCCGGCTCCGGGTCAAGCTCCATGAGCACATTGTCTTCGTACTCATCGAACGCCTGGCGAATCTGGTCGCTGCTCATGCCTTCAGGGCTAACCTGAGGCTCGGCTTCAACAGCGGCGTCTTGCGTGTCTTGTTGCTCAATATCAGACATAGCCCTTATCAGTCCATTGCATCGTAGTAGGTCCTAGCGCCCTCCTCACCGCGCGCACGTCGCGCGCTCTCGTGAGCCTCCTGCATGTTGCGGAAAATAGGACGCCCTTTTTTGTCGAATTCGCCCTTGTGATGCTTCCAGTTCCGGGGAGCCTGGTTGCTCACAAACGCGTCATTCCTGCGCACAATAATCCTCGGGTTTGATCTTGTCACTTTTTGTCTCCTATCTTCTGCGGCCCTGTCAACAGTTCCACTTTCGCAGGGCCTTGTTTATACGCGAGTTCGGGTCGCTAGCCGTCTTTTTGCTAGTCAGCCTGGCCTTCATGCCGCCCATGCGCTTACAGAACGATTTCCTGCGCTTAGCTGGCTTGCTGCCTTTCCGCAGCTTCGACGGCTTAGTCGTGACTGCAGTGCGCAATTTTGAGCCTGGATTAGCGCGACGATATCTAGCAACGCCCTGAGCGGTCAGTCCACCACTGGGGTCCTTGTCTCCGCTCTTGACGGAGAAACGCTTAGGCATTCTCTGTCGGCGAGATGCCATTAGCGCTTAGCCTCTCCAACTGGCGCCTGCTGCTGCTGTTCCTGCAACATCTGACCCATCATGCGACCTGCATTGGGCAGATGGTTAGACGTCTTTGCAACCTGCACAGTCTTAGCAGGATCATTGCCCGCTTGCCTCTGGAGCATTGGCGTGCCGCTCTTCATCGCAGCCATAGCCTGCGACTGCTGCATCCTCTGAAGGTCGTCCGAGAAGCGCTTCAGTAGCTCAGGCCGCACAAGCTCTGGCAGGTCGGGCGTGTTCATGGCGTTTCCGATCTTCTGGAAGTGATCTAGCCACGGGTAGTCCGGGTACTGCTGCATCGCTGGCAGCGTGTTCATAATCATGGTGTGCATTTCCATGGCTCGCTTTTGCGCCATACCCTCCGACGCGCGTTCCATGCTGTACGGTTCGATCTCTAGCTCCAGATCCTCGAACCCGTAGCCCTCGTCTGTGTCATGTCCACCGCCCTCGAAAAACGGCATGACCTCAGGAGGCATACCTAGCTGACGCCCCATCTCGCTCCCAAGTGGGAACACGATGCGGTCGTCGTGGTACATGTAGAAGGCGACCTTCTCAAGCAGCGCAGTCACTGAATCGCTGAACGCTTGCTTGATGTACGCAATGCGCGTGTTAGCTGCCTCCGACGCGATGGTGTGTTCAGTAGCCGTTCCGGCACCGGACACTGCTCCCCGAAGCGCTTCGTCCATTCCAAGCGCACGATCTGCGCGCTCTCGGCACGTGGCGATCCAGTTAGCCTGCTGCTCGGTTTGCCCGCCAAGCTCGAACTCCTGAACCATCGCGCGACCGTCCTCGAAAGGTACGACTGCGACATAGTCATGTCCTGTGTCTTTCACAAGCTGCGCCGTGCGCGGGTCGTTCACACCCACGATGCGCTTGTGCTTCATCATGCTGTTGCTTGCCGCGCGAACGTGCTGGTTCAGGTCGTTGATCTGCGACTCGACCGCCGTCAACGGGCTCAGCGGGATAGGGCTATCCGGCACCTTGTAGACGCCAAAGATCGAATACGGGCCAGTACGGGGTCCGTAGTACGGTCGTGGCTTACGGATGTACTTGCCAACAGGCTGGGCGCCATTAGGCCCGACTACCGAAGCCAGCGTCAGGATCGTCCCGTGGAAACCCATCTCAGGGCCTGGGGACTCATCGAGTTTCATGTCAGGCACCCAGATTTCGTACACCGTGATCTCGTCGCGATCCGGGTACTTGGCGTCCTTGCCGTCTTTGGCATACGCCTCTGATGCCGCAGCCTCCCGAATTGCCTCCTTGTCCCAGCCCTTGCCGGTTTCAGCCATAGCCAGCAGGTCTTTGCGGCGGCGCCGGAACTCGTGGCCCATGTACAGCGCGTCGCTCGGGCGCTCACAGCCCGGGTCAATGATGAACTGCTTTTGGCACACACGCTCGACAACGGGCCACATGGGCTTGCTCGGCTCCTGCACCTCTTTCGTAGGGAGGCTAACCGAGATGCCGTTTGCGTCGGCATAGCTCTCCTTTACGACCGCAACCCCAAAGCTAAACAGCATGTCGGTCGCTAGCTCGACCAGACGCTTGCGCAGTACGCAGTCGCGCACCCAGCGGTTCAGGCCGTAGCGTATAGCGGTAGCAACATCATTTGCAGGCCCGGGCTTGCGGCTCTGCACTTGCACCCTCGGGTTGTCGAAGATGAGCTTCGGGATCATCAGCGACACGTACTCGTAGTACGTGTTCTCAGGCGCGTAGTCGCTACCGACGCTGTATCCGTCCTTGCGCCACGCGGGTCCCCGAAACCGCTGCAGCTGCTCGTCCAGATGCTTGAGGTGCTGATTGCGGAAGCGGACCGCCGCCTGCACCTCTTCCATCAGATGCTCAGGATCGTTGAAGTCCATTCCGTGTTCCTACGATGTCGTCGTGTTTGAGAAGGGCGCCGAAGCTCCCTTCAGGATAGGTGCTAATGTCTTGCTCTACCGACATGTCCTTGTTCCACATGAACATAGCGGCATACCTAAGGCAGTCGATAGCGTGGTCACTGCAGGTCGGGTCAGGTCGTTCCTTGACCGGCTTGCCATCCTTGCTGCGCGTCCAGATGTAACTGGGTATTTCGTCCTCTAGGCAATACGGCTTCTTCTTCTCCATGCGCTCGCTGTCTCGCCCAACTAGCGAATCGCGCAGTATGTAGATACGGGGGCCATGATCGACCTTGCTCAAACCCCACCGCACCATGTCAAGACCGGTGCGAATGGCGTTGCGCGCCTTCCGGGCGATACGGTTGCCGTTCCGCCCCCGTGCGTGCCCTAGTCGGTCGTTGAAGACCTTGATGTACTCCGGCTCAGACGGATCGCACACGATGGCCTGTAGGTCGTAATCTTTGTGGTACTTCACGACCTTCTCGGCCCACCAGTCCATCGTCTGACCGGTTCGGTACAGTTCCGCGATTCGGTACATGCGGTCGTCGTTGACGCCCCATATCTGCAAGCACCCGGGGTGACGAAGCCCCTTGTCGTAGCTACCAAAGCACCACTTGAACTCGGGCGCGTCTTCTTTGTCGATGATGTGGACGCCAGGGTCCCACTCCTCGAAGATCACACCCTCCTCACTGGCCCAGCGTCCCTCGTAGAGGTTGGCTCGCCGCGCGCCGTGAGGCAGGTTTGCTAGAATGCCGTTGACGTAGGCGTTACCACGTTTTGTCCAGTCGCCCTTGCTGTGGTCCCAGTAAGTAGGATTGTCCTTGTGACGAGAGAGAAGCCGCAGCCTCTGGTCCTTCTTGTGCCTGTCGGGCACCTCGCGGAAGCCCTGCGGGAAATACTGGTTCAGCCAATGGTACTCGCCTGCGGGGTTCGTATCCGCGATGCGCATCTGCCAGGGCATCACGAAGTTACGGTTTGCACGCGACAGGTACTCCCAGCTGTGCTGGTCGATCTCACGCGCCTCGAAGACGGAGATAACGTCGTACTGCGTAGAGAAGGTCTTTTCCGGCTTGTCGAGCCCGCCTAGCACGATGTGCGAGCCGTTGGGGTAGTGATAGTTTTGCCGGTTGTTCCGGCCTGCAGAGCCGTGAATAGCGGGGTGACCAGGCCACAATACTTCCTGCTCGAAAGTGACTAGCACTGATTCGGCCAGCGACTCTCTTGTTTGCCGCAGCATTAGCACGCGGATGCCGGGATATGCTTCGCACAGGTAGTTGATCCATTCTAGTAGCGCCCTGGTCTTGCCGGTACCTGCCGGACCTTCCAACAATAGCTCAGCAGGCGAGAGCGTCCAAAGCTCTCGCGCCGCGCCGTACGGCGTGTAATTGTGTACGACCTCGCTCACAGGCTGTGGAGTCCTCTCACGTGCAGCTTGGCCGACCACCTGATCGTGCCGAAGTTAGTCGTCTTGATGGCGAACTCGACGAAGTAGTCGTTGCCGCCGTCAAGAATGTAGGCGTTGCCCTCCGAGTCGGTGCCAGTTGCAGGCAGCTGGTACAGGAAGTTGTAGCCGATGTCGTCGTGCCCGTCCCAATAGTCGAACTCTAGAGAGTCGAACACGTATGCGGCGACGTTGGCATCCGTCGTGACCGACAGCACCTTGCGCACTTCGCGGTTTCCTCCGACGACGCTCTCCTTGATGATGAACACCTGAATCAACTCAGCGCCACCACCCTCAGCCTGCACACCGTTAGTACCTGTGCGGGTCAAAACGTCGCCGGTAGGCATGGTCACGCGGTTCGCAAACCACACGTCGTTGCCTTCTACAACCTCGGCATGAATGGGGCGCGTCATCAGTAGTTCACCGTTACGTATCCAAGGGTTTCGTAGCGCCTATGTTTACCAAGCGCGTTTCCTAGTGGCGACCAGAAGTTGCCCTGGTTGACAGGTGGCACGTACGCAGCGTGATCGTCGCTGGCGCCAGGGTGCGAACGCATTGCCTCGACGTGGTCCGTGCTGTGCAGGTACATCATGTACTGCATCAAGCCGCGCTTGTCGGCCTTTAGCTGAGCAAAGTTGAAGACTTTGTCAGATCCGTCTAGCTCTGTGACGTAGATCGGGAAGTCGACCAACGTCGTGCGATCTGTGCCCGCGAAAGTCCATCCTCGGCTGTTGGTGTAGCTCGATAGCTCAGGCGTCGGCGCTCCAGCGTCCTCGATTAGCCAACCAACCGTGGCCCCCGGGCTAAGACTCCTCGCAGGCGGATGCGTGGTCATGTCGATCGTGTCGTACACCTGCGCGTTCGCTACGCCGCCAGCGTACTGCACGATATCGGTAGTGTCCGCGTATGGCGGAGTACCCGAATCGGGGTTGAAGCCAACTGGCAGTTCTGGGTGATAGTTCATCATCCACGCAACGATCCCAGCAGGCGTGCGCGCTACGCCATACCAGAAACCCCACGCGTCGCGTGTGCGCGACGCAGACAGGCGCTCGGGTGCGCACATGTCGTACTTGGTCCACCCAACCGGGTAGGACAGCTGCGCGTGCAGGCAGTTGCGGTTCCTGACCCACATGTTCCTCATGGACCACAACCAGAACTCCACGCCGGTCTCCGCGTCGTAGTAGTAGTCGCCGCTAGCGTCCACATCGCCAAAGGTAGTGCCGTTGCTGCGCACAGCCGTACTCGGCAGGCACGAGTTTCCGCTTGCGTCGCTGATGTTGGGGTCTTTGAGCCAGGCGTGGTTGACTCCTCCGATGCTTACGGGCAGATAAGCCGGATCGAGGAAGGGGATGCCAGGGCCCTGGCTCACACAATGCAATGTGGCGTATCCGGGGTCACCTGGGTTGACTAGCCGCGACGCTTTCCCGGTGTCCCTATCGCACACATACAGGTTGACAATCGTGCCAGTTACATCAGACGGCTCAATGCGCGCGCCGACCCTGATGCCGTTACCCTCTTCGTTCACTGATGCCACGAAGTTCGCGGCTGCGTCGCTAGCCAGCGATCCCGCTTGGAACTGCCACGGGCCGGTGACCGTAGTGACCACAGTGAAGTCGTAGAAAATGCTCCAGTCAGGCGGCAGCTTGATAGTTACGACCTGACCGACAGACGGAACACCCTGGAATCGTATCTGTGTCTGCGGCAGGTAGCCGAGTGTTTCGTCGCCAGCCTGGCCCACGCCGAACGCTGCGTATCCGCTCTGCGGATCGACGTTGCGCATACGCATAGCTACTGCATGGCTGCGGTTTGTGTTGCGCGCCTGGTACCCAACGCGCACGAAATGGGCCTGACGGCCTACGTCAGCGGCCTTGAACGGCTCAATGTGCTTGGCTGACCGCACTATCTGCTCGTTGTCGGGACCGATCAGTGGGCCACCGGTATATCCGACCGTAAACAGCTGCCGTACGTAGCTAGGCCCCAGCTTCACGTTGGCAGAATCGTAGCCATACGTGATTGCGTTGCCCGTGTACCAGTCCAGGGCCGGAGACGCGTCCTTCTGGATATCAAAGAACACGTCCTCGAGCCTGTAGTTGAACAGAACGTTTCCGCCGTACTTGTATCCGGTTGGGTACCCAGGCTTTCGCCCTCTACCGTCAGTCGGATACTCCTCTTCGCCTAGACGCGGGAAGTCGTTCGTCCAGTGCCACTGGTTTTGCTCGTCGTTTAGGTACTGAACCTCCGTATAGAGGCCGTTCTCTGGGTTGATCGCCGTGATCTGGCGCGGAGATGCGTCATACACCTCATTTAGCACCACTACTCGCCACTGATCGCCCGGTACAGGGGTGTACGAGTTCGTGATGTTGAACGTCTCTGTGTTTGTCGCGCTAGTCCACGTCAACACTTCGTTGTTGAAAGCCCCGGCGTGGTAGCGGTTCTCGTCCTTATACGACAGCCGGTTGGTTGCCCAGAACCCAAGGTAGATTTTTGGCGTGTCGATCAGGGTCGACATGTCGTATCCGCTGCCATCAGGGTTCTGCAGCTGGAAAGTCACGCTCCAGGGGCTACCAGCCGTAGCGCCTACAGTGCCGATGCTTGTGCGAGCGATGATAGGCGGCGTACGACTCGACCTAACAATGAGCATTAGCTCTGTAATGCCATCGACTTCGAGCATGTTGCCGCTCAGTAGACGCAGAATGATGCGCCTAGGTGCAAACCAGCCCGTTCGAGGCTTGTAGGTCACGACGATTCGGTGGAAATCGAGCCCAGCCTTAGGCGCCATTTCTAGCTGACCAAGGCCATTGACGCGCGTCTCGTCAAACTCGACGAAGTCTGCGTAGTCAGAGGCGCCGACTACCTGCCAGACGATGCGGTCGTTGCCAGTTGACGGCCTTCCCAGCTTGACGAATAGCTCTAGCTTGTCGCTAGCGTCCGTCGCGTATCGCGTCCAGAGGTGCTGTGTGTCGTAGTTAGCGCTACCGTCGCTGATTCCTGCGTTATAGAAGCTGATTGGCGACCACTCGCAGGTGGCTTTGGTTGCGTTGCGCCGGTCACTACCGCTGCGGATGTTTGTGACGACGTTGCCGCTTACGCACTCGGGCTCAATCTCCACCACAGAGGCGACTCCTGTGACCTTTGCCTGAGTAGGGCGCCCCAAGCTCAGGTCACAGGAGACCGCCGTTGATTCTGCGGTTGCTGAGACTGCTACCGTGTGCACCATTAGCGTTGCGGTAGACGGCCCCAGCCACGGCCTTCAGCGGATTCACGACGCATCATCTCAAGGCCCTGCTCTCGCGCCTTCAGCAATGCCTTGCGCTCTTGGCCTCGTTGACCAGAAGCGCGCTCGGTGTCCCACCAGTTAGCCGTACCCTTCAGGTAGTCAATGAACTTTTGCGTGGTAGGGCTGATGGTCGTCTTGCGGTACTTGCCGCCGCTACCGAGACCGAATCCAACGGTACTGGCGCGGTCGGACAAACGACCGACACGAAAGCCTTCGGCGTCTACTACGGCCTTGCCCGGACCCTGGTAGGCGCCTAGTCCCTTGCGGCCACGGATGTAGGAGCCAGTTCGTTCATCGCGAAACTGCTCTAGCTCGTCTAGCGTGCTTTTGTCCTCGGGGTCCACCTCAACGACTTCGGTCGACTTCTTGAGCCTACGGCCACCCCACATGCGCTTGCGCTTGCCACGGAAGGTGTAGTCCACCAACGCGTAGCGCTTACCGCTGCGAGGGTCTACGTAGGTTCCACCACCTGCGCCACCGTACAGTGACTCGTCGTCTTCCCAGCTAGCCATTACATGCCCGCCTTCGTTGTACGAGCCTGCTTACGAGCGGCCAGCGCGCGGCGACGTCGCTGCTCCGGCGTAATTTCAGCCTTCTTGCTCTTCGACGCCTTGTACGCGTCGCTGCGTTTCTTGCGCCTACGCATACGATTTTCTGCGTGCTTGCGCCCGATCGCAGTAAACGTCGTATACGGGTTGACCTCGCGAGGACGATATCGCCCACCACCGCCAAACAGGCCACTAAGACCTAGGTACCTACCGAGAGGTGACTGGGACAGGAAGTCCCTAGCCATACCAGTTCGCAGGCCCCTTTTGGACATATACGAGCCCAGCAGGTTGTTGATCATCAGAACATCCCCTTCTTCTTCTTGCCCAGCTTGTTCATAAGTCGGGACAAACCGGAGCCCTTGCTCATGCCATAAGGGCTTCGGCCTTTGAAGAACCCAATCAGGCGGCTCTTCTTCTTGTTCTTGAACTTCACTCCGTACTTCTTGCCGCCGATGATCGCAGCCATGCCGCTGCCCTTTCGCGCAGACTTAGCGCGAGCTCCACGTTGAGCTTGGGCCTGATCCCGCGCTGCCGACGTACGAGCCTGCGTCCGCGCTGCCTCAGTACGCGCCTCGGTGCTAGTTGCAGTAGTGCGAGCCGTAGCTGCCCGCCGCTTGCTACGCGCCGCAATAGCGCGCCTCATTGCATATGCCATAACTATGACCCCTTGCCTTTAGATCACTTCTTGCGACGCTGCGGAGTGACCTTAGTCACCTTCTTTCCACTAGCTCGCATGTCAGCGAGACGCTTGCGCGCGGTAGCGCCGTAGGCTTTCACAGTCTTTCCGTTCACTTTGTACTTCGGCATCACGCAACGCCCTCCTCAGGCTTGTCAGGTTCATCCAGTTCGACCAATCGAGGCGGTTCCGCGAAGCCGTAGCGCTTGACGTGGACCTCCGACTCGATGCTCTGCTTCTTGACCACTGCTCCGTCGACGCGGTCCCACAGCATCTCAAGGATCTTATGGTCGCCCATGCGGGCTTTGTGGACCATGCCCATGACGATCTGGTCAAGGTACTCCGGGTTCTCGTCCAGATACTTGTATAGGGCGTTCTGAAGGCTTGCCTTCTTCTTTCCCGGCTTACTCCATTGACCTTGCGTCATAGGCTCACTCAACCCCGCTTTCACCATTAGCGCATGGGCCTGCCCTGGCGTACGCGCTTTCGACCAGTCTAGCTTCCTGACGCCCATACCAAGAACAGCACGATTGCCGTCAACAGCAGCACGTGATACACGCGGACCACGAACTCTGTGCGAGTCTCAGGTTCCATATCAGGTCCACGCAGTGTCAGTGTGCAAGCCGCCGATGGCGATGACCCGGACCTTCACGATGTCAGTGGCTCCGACAGTCGCTCCGTTAGTCATTTTGACGCGCGGATAAGCTTCGGCATCGTCTAGGCTCAGGCACTGTACCGGAAACTGGTACAGACCAGGGACGTAACCAGTTCCAACGCCGGAACCGACCGTCGCCATCGTCAGCGACTGCGTAGCGCTGATCTCGATTGCAATGTCTGCAGTCTCTCCGGCAGACGGTCCAGTCTGACTGATTAGCTGCACCCAGATTGCGCGCGTGCCAACAGGAATCGCCGCAGTGTTCGCCGAAATGCCAGTACCAGTCGCACTGAGCGTGGTCTCTACTGCGTTGATGTAGGCGTCACCAAAGGTGAGCACACCGTAAACGTCAACAGGTTCGTCTGATCTGACCATAACTTGAGTCCATTGGTCTACCGGAGGAAGTGGTGCAACCGAAGATGAGATTACAAAGGCGCCAGGCTCGGTCGTCGAGCCAGAACGTGTATTGCCAAGGATGTCCGTCTCAGGGACATCCGAATTGACGAAGGGACCAACGCCACCACCAATGACGTCGTTGTCGGGGTCGTCGATCAGGGCGCCGTTGGTGGCGTCGTAGATGGCCCAGTCGCCGGGGCCGGGGTCGGTGTCCGTGGTTGCGGTAACGGGGTAGGGCGAGCCTTGGAGCGCGACGGGGAACGGGCTTCCACTGGTGCCGAAGTTGTTTGAGCCCGTAACGGTAACATCGGTATTTTGGCCGTAGGTGTTGTTGGCAGGGGCGGTGCCTATAGCTATGCAGTTTAAAATATCGACATACAGATGGTAGGTTGCGCTACCAAAGGCCGTCCAACCGCGCGCCGTTCCTCCAGCAAGAGAAGTGCAGTTCCTATACTTTACATGCGCTTCCGCAGTGCTAGCGAAAGCATAAAACACATTTTGCGCATCGGAATAACCAACACAGTTCTCGACCAGCATTGGCGTAGTTGCGCCATTCTGCCAACTCAATACGCATGTTCCGTTGCCCTGCATAAGCAGGTTTCGGAATATAACGCCATCAGCTTGCTGAACGGATAGGTACGCCCCACCTGTCGTTATTGCAACAAGCCCGTCAAAAACCGTGTGTTCGTCTTGCACAGTAAGAACTGTACCGCCTGACACTATTCGCACTCCAGACGCTTTGTCGCCGCCATGCTCAGACCCAACAGCAGGCCTGTAGGTCACATTGCGCGTAGCATCTGTGGTCAGCGTGCTAGAGAAGAACACGCCCTCTCCGTAAGTCCCCGCATCCGCCTCAAACACGATGGCCTCGTTCTCATTCACCAAGTCCGTGCTGGTCGTGATGTTGGTCACATCCGCCTCGGCCAAGGTGAAGGTGGCGTAGTCACGCCCAACGGGGCCGATAGTGCGAGTCCTAATCAGGGTCGCTTGCGGGATCTCGAACGCGCCAGGGTTAGCTGTGGCGCCAGAGCGAGCGTTCCCCAGGATGTCGACGATAGGCACATCGCTGTTGGCCGCAGGGCCGACGCCCTGACCAATGGCATCGTTGTTCGGGCTGTCTAACAACGCGCCGTTCTTCCCGACATAGAGGGCGTAGTCTCCGGCTCCGGGGTCGGCAGATTGCGAGGCGGTGCATTCGAGGATCGCAACTCCCGCCCCCATGTTGCTCCCAACCACGTCGATGACGTTGTTGCTGCCGGTCGTAGTAAAAGTCGCGCCACCTGAGCTATTGCCTGTAGCCCAGTTGTTTACATTGAATATAAAGTTGTTGACCGCTTCCACGGTCATATTGCTGCCGAGTACCTGATAGAAAATAGCCCGGTTGCCATTACCGTCGATTGTATTGCTTACGAACTTGTGAGAGGTTGGAGAGGTAGTAGCGTCGAGCCGAATCGTGTAATAATTAGGATTCCTCAGCAGGTTGTTCTGATAGGTGTTTGCAGTTGACGCGCCATTTGCCCAGATACACCAAGGGTTTGAGTGGGCCACCTCTAACAGACATGCGTCAACGAACAGATAGCTTGCGCTGAATTGCAGAAGGCCACGGTTTCCAACTGCGCCGCTTCCAGTCGTTACAACTAGACCTATGAAGCGTGTGTAGTCGTCCAGGCACCATATGCCGCCATTGCCTGCGCTGTCAAATATCAGCCTTGCGCCGGAACCTACATCTCCACCATGGTCGCTGCCCGCAGCCGCCTTATAGGTCACATTCCTCGTAGCGTCGGTGACTAGCGTGCTATTGACTTGGATACTGGCATAGGTCCCCGCATCTGCCTCGAACACAATCCGCTCGTTCTCAAACACCAGATCAGCGGACGCGCCGATGTTCGTCACATCCGCCTCCGCGAGCGTGAAGCTCGCATAGTCCCGCCCCACAGGCCCAATCGTACGGGTCAGCACAGTCGGCGCCTGAGGCACCTCGAACGCCCCGGGGTTCGCCGTAGCGCCCGACCGCGCGTTGCCCAGGATGTCCGTCGTCGGCACATCGCTGTTCACGGACGGGCCCACGCCGCCGCCAATCACATCGTTGTTGGGCGAGTCGA